TGGGACAAAACAGTGGACAGAAATCGTCGGGCACACCGACAGCGTATGAATCGCAACGGTTCCAGAGCGTCGTGTTCAAATCCTGTCAGCCCGACTTCCTTATTCGAGGCCATCCCGTGGGGATGGCCTCATTGCAATGATTCCAAGGGGCAGCGGCCGTTCCTGCCGAAAACGGCAAATCGGGTTTTCACCGGTTTTCGGGCGTTTCGAGGGGCTTGAGATGGGACAATTGATAGGACACGAAAACGGATGGGACACGGTTTGTCCCATCAGCTCGGACAGGAGCGACACGTCATGGGCAGACGATTCGGCACCATCAAGCACCGTCCCAACAAGGAGCATCCGAAGTACATCTCGGCCTCGTACCCCACGCCGATCGAGGCGCGCGAACTCGACCCCACGCTGCCAGAACGGCAGTCGCGCAACTTCCCGCTGTCGGCCGAGATCGACGCACGCGCATGGCTCGAGGCCGCCCGCAGGAGAATCGAGGCGGGCGCATGGCAGCCCGACCGCGACGTGCAGCGGCGCAAGGTCGCATCGACCATCACCTTCGGCGAATACTTCCCGCAATGGCTCGCCGCCCGCACCCGCGCCGACGGCACGCCGCTGCGCGCATCCAGCCGCTCACGCCTCGAACGCGACGCCGCGAACCACGTGCTGCCGTACTTCGCCCACGTCCGTCTCGCCGACATCACCCAATCGATGGTCGACCGGTGGCTGGCGACGCTGCCCGCCGACCAGCCCTACGTGCGCGCCCACGCCTACAAAGTCGTCCGCGCCGTCCTGCGCACCGCGTCCAAACCCGGCGACGACGGCGAACCGCCATTGATCGCCGCATACCCGCTCACCAGAGGAGTGGCCACGCCGAAGCGCGAAGGCGCGACTGTGCCGGCGACGCCGCAGGAGGTGCACGCCATCTACAAGGCCATGCCGCCCGAATACCGCATGGCCGTCTACCTCGCCGTCTTCTGCGACGGCCTGCGCATCGGCGAGGTGTGCGCGCTGCAGCGCGGCGACATCGACTTCGCCCACCGCATCCTGCACATCAGGCGCGGACGCCTCACCGAGGACCCCGACAGCAAGGTCGGCCCGCCCAAGACCGCCAACTCCATCCGCGACGTCAAGATTCCGCCGCAGCTCATCCAGACGCTGCACGACTTCCTCGACGACCACGTCGAGGACGGTGACGACGCATGGCTCTTCCACGGCGTGCGCGACCACACCCAACCCGTGCACCCCAACACCATCCGCACCCACTTCGACCACGCCCGCCGCAAGGCCGGACGCCCCGACCTGCGGTTCCATGACCTGAGGCACTCGGCCCTCACATGGCTCGCCGCCGAAGGCGCTACGCTCAAGGAGCTCATGGAATCCGCCGGACACTCCGACGTCAGCGCCGCCATCCGCTACCAGCACGCCGTCGACGCCCGCCGCGACGCGCTCGCCGAAAGGATGGGGGAGAAGCTCATGGCCGAGGACACCCCCGAGACCGTCATGGCCCGTATCCGCGACATCGACCGCAAGATCGCCGAACTCGAAACCCTCAAAGCCAAGGAGAAGCTCCTACTCCAGCGCCTCATGCAGGACATGTGACGGACACGGGTCAGCTGTCGGCGTGCTTGCGCGGCCTGCCGCCGCCCACGCCGCGCCCCGGTCTCGCCGCGTTCCACGCGTCGACCGTCTCCGCCTTCCAGCCACACGTACGACCAATGTACGCATCCGGCTTGGGCAGCTTCAGATTGAGCAGGCCGCCGGGAGTGATGCCGAGCCGCTCGGCGACCTGCTTCACTCCCAGATACCGCTCAGCCACGCCTCGCGCCTCCCATCCGCGAGAACACCGCGGCGACGACCGCGCACCCGAACGTGATGAGCCATGGCCACGCGAACCATGCGCTCGCGGCCGTGCCGAGCGCGAACACCGCGCCCACAATCGATTCGTACCTCATGATGCCTTTCGACATGACCATGTGCGGAGATAGTCTGGGGGAGAGGGTTCTGGATACTACCGATATTCGGAACCCCTTGATCTTCAGGTCTCATTCTGCTGTGTTGTTCTTCATGTAGAACTCATAGGCAGCGTCGAAACCGTCGGTGAACAGCAGGTGGAGGATCTTCATGGCCTTGAGGTACGTTGCCCGAGACGACACACGTGATGTACTCCAGAACAAGGCGCGGTAGACGGGGGCTTTTCGGCGTTCGAAATCGTCCTTGTCTGAGGTGTATTCATCACCGAAGTACTTGGCGAACGCAACCTGATCCGAATCGCTCGTGTTGAATGCCGCGAGTTTCGCGCATAGCCCGCTGATGTCCTGTACCTTGGAAAGCGCGTCATTGGTGGAGAAGAACCCCGGATAGGCGAGGGACAATCCGAATAGGAGCTTGAGGAGGCGCTTGGATGAGCGGATTTTCCCTATCGGGTTGGGCAACGACGAGATAGCTATGATACCGGAGTTGAGGTTTTCCACGGCTTCGGTCTGATCCACGTTCAACTGTTTCATTGACTCGACAAACGAAATCACGGCCTTGTCTCCGGAGTTGACCTGCAGCTTATCGAACCAGGTGCCGAGCACTGAATAATACACTTTCTCCAGCTCTGCACGCTTGTAATTCTCGCAGCCGACTCGGTTCATGAAACGTTCGGTGGGAAGCCTGTCGAAAAATGGGCTCATAGGATTGTCAGGGAGCGCGTTGATGATTTCTCCGGCACGCAGCTTCTCCTGATTCTGTAGCACTTTGAAGTAATCTCGAATCTGCGCCGGGTCGGCCGACTGCATCGTATATACGGGAATATTGTACGTATTGAAATTCATCTGGATGCTTGCGGGAAGATCGCTGAACGCAAGACGCTTCGCTCTGTCCATGCGCGCAAGCCCATCGGGGTCGGAATCGCCGACGATGAGCTTGATTATCTCCTTTGCCGCGGTCGAGTTCTTTTTGCTGAGCCGGAACCACTCGTCAGAACTGTCAATCCACTGGGACACGTTTCCGCATTCCATGAACCGGAACAACGTCGTCAAACGCTGCTTCCCGTCCACAAGCTCGCGTGAGGCGTTATTCATATTAGGGACAGCGAGATCGTTGATGACGATATTGCCGATAGGGTAATTGAGGATGACGCTCAGTATCAGCTGATCCTTGTAGTCGTTGGACCACACGTATCCGCGCTGGTAATCAGGTGAGATGTCGAGCCCGTTCGCGCGAACGTTCTTGATCTGAGCCATCAGGGATATGACAGGCATCGATGCTGGTGTGATGTTCAATCGGCGGAAAGTCATAGCCTAATCCTTTCAGACAACTCCAAAATGTTTAGAATCTAGTATATCATATCCCATAGAATCTGGAAGTTGTCTACACGTGTATGAGTATGGAACACTTGAATACCAGCAATCTCAGCTAACCTGAACCGTAGTCCGAACGCAAAAGCGGAAAATAAGAATCTAAACAAATATAGACGAAGTGCTCGAGATGACCACGCAGATGACGCCGCCTCCGGATCCACCTTGGAGGCGGCGTCATAGAGAGTCTCCGATGGTTCGTCAATGTTGCTTCTCGTAATCGGGTAAATGTACCGTCACTTCGTACTTCTTGGCGCCCTGCTTGATTCGCGCCAGACACATGGCCTCTCCATCTGGGATCTGGTCATAGTGCCGCTCGCCCTGCAAGGCGGTAAGGTATCCGACATCGATGCCGTCCAATGAAAACCATAGTGTCGGCTGACCCTTCGACTTGCCTTTTGGGATTTCTCCCCGTCGTACTGTCAGCCACACGAGTGCATCGTTTCCGTAATGGGTGAGGATGTCTTGGGCGTCTTCTTCGCCGCTTAATGCGACGGTGCGGGTCGCCTTCAACTCCGGCAATCTCGACGGACGACGGTTGCGCGGCACATACCGCGCCTCATCCTGCTGCTCATAATGCTGTTGTACTTCGACACGCAGCTCCGGCAGCCCCCGCGAGAATTGCCCCTCGCACACCATCGTTACAGAGTCATGCCCCTCCACGATGGATGAGAACACGACGCAGCATGTTTTGCCTTTGTAAGAGAACGCCGTGCCTCCATCCTTGTTCTTTTCCCATGTGGAGCCGTTGTATGTCGACTTCAAAGATGTCGCACTGCTGCGTCGCATCGTGATGCGCTGTCCAGTGCGCAATGCGGGCAGCCCTTTCCATGTGTATGTGTAGACCTGCGCCCTGCGCACACTCGATGCGCGGACCCGTCGGTTCACGTCCCGAACGTTCTTGACCCACTCCTTTGACTGGTCATGTGACGCGAACACATCACGGCGTGGCAGAGGCCTGCGCGCAGGCGACGAAGATCCAACAACACTGGCGGCCGATACCTGCGGATTCAACTGAGCCTCGCGACGTACCTTCTGTGTCGCCTCAATGGCTAACCGACGCTCGTACTCCAATTCCTCAGCACTTTTCTCGCGCCCCTTCGGGGCAGTAGTCCCTTTCCTTCCGAATAGCCAGGAAAGCAATCCCATTGCCAGCCCTCCTCTTTCTCTTTCCGCGACGCCCCGAACAACCTGCGCCTTAACCCACCCCGCGACCGTATGGCGCGAGGATCAGCGCCGCGACAACGCGGCGCTGAAAACTATTCTTGCTCCTTGCACACCGAATCCTCGGCCTTGATCCGATCCGCCCAAGCGTCGATGTCGATGCCGTTGTCCGCGTCCACGAACGCCGCATTCGCGGACGTCTTGGCAGTCGTCATTGTTTGGTGAATGTGCCGCAGTTTGCGATTTTTAGCTGTTGTCCTTCGCTTACTGTGACCTCGGGGTATCCTCCGCCTGGGATATCGTTCTGGATGATGTCATCGGTGACTGGGTTTGTGATAGACCAGTAGCAGCGCGATCCGACCTCTTGTGTGGCGCGGTAGGTGCCGGGGTCGATGTCCTTGCCGACTTGCCACACGCCTTCGCCGATTGTATTCTTCTTTGCTGTCTCGACTTTGCCGGTCAGTGTTTCGAGTGTCTTCTTCTGCTCGTCGATTTCCTTCTGTAGTTTCTCGCTTTCGGTCTTCAGGTCATCGATCTTGTAGCTTTTCGCCTTCTCTATTGTGGCTTCTGCCTCTTCGTTGGCGTCTTCCAGTTCGAGTTGGCGTTTTTCGGTGTTTCTGAGGTCGGCTTCCGCTTCCGCGAGTTTGCGGTTGACGTTTGTGTATTCCTCGCTTTTGGCGCGTGCTTGGTCGAGGACTATGTTTGTCACCTCTGATGTTCTTCCGGCATGGTAGGCGATGGGGGAGCTCACGGTGGCGCTCAATGCGATGGAGGCCAATACCACGATGCCTAATACGAGGGCGGTCGTTTTGTATGTTCGCTTCCAAAAAGGCGTCTTTGGGTTTTGTGTTTCTTGTTCCGATGTCGCTGCTCCCTGTGGGGGCTGCGGACCGTTCGGATTCTGCCATGTCTGCTCGGTGGTGGACTGCTCGGTTGGCGATGCCGTTGTCTGCGGCTGTCCGGATGGTTCGCTCATGATGTTCTCCTTCTTTGATCTTCTCTGGTTTTCTACGACGCCCCGAACAACCTGCGTCTTGATCCACCCCGCGACCGTATGGCGCGGAGATCAGCGCCGCAACGGTGCGGCGCTGAAAACTATTCCTCCTCGCACACCGAATCCTCGGCCTTGATCCGGTCCGCCCAGGCATCGATGTCGATGCCGTTATCCGCGTCCGCGAGCGCAGCATCCGCAGCATCGACAGCGGCAGAGGATAAATCTTCTGGCTGCCCCATCTCCTTTGTGAGACGTTCATAGGCGGCGTCCATGATCGCGCGTGGATCGGCTCCGATGAGTTCGCATGTGTTGAGGAAAGCCTCAAGCGGCATCGACGGCTTGGCGTTCAACCAGCGCGAGTATCCGGAGCGTGAATGTCCGAGTTTGTCGGCAACGTCGCCCTGCGATATCTCTTTTCTCGCAAATTCCGCCTTCAACTCTAGACCGATGAGCTGAGCGAATCTGCTATCTCGTGTAGATGCATTTTTGCTCATGCAAGCATTTTAGTACTTGGAATCGCTAACCGCAATTCACGCAGAGAGTCGTTTGTTGCTCATATGTGAAACGCTGACGTTGACATTTGCCTATACCTGCAATACCATTGCTCACATGAGCAACGTTAATGCAGACTTCGGCCACAAAGCTGAGCGGATCATCCGGGATAAGGGTATGACCAAACGAGCGGTCTCCGAGAAGTCGGGGATTCCATACAGCAGCTTGAACTCGACACTCAAGGGATATCGAGCCGTAACGCTCGAATTCATCATCGCTCTCGCCGAGGCGGTCGGTGTCAGCCCATCAGATCTGCTGCCCTCTCAATTTGTTGCCGAGGCGCTCGCGTCCAAGGAAGGAGAAGCGAAATGACCACGACACATGACACCAGCATCAGCTGGACGGACTGCCCGGTATGCGCCTGGCTGCGCCGTGAGCTCGAGCTGGCGACGGAGTTGGCGGAGCAGGCGTGGGATACGTTCAGCCTCCGCGACGCCACGTACCGCGAGGAGCTGGACGCCGGCATGGTCGGCTTCGGCACCAAGGAATGGAAGCAGTGGCACGACCTGCTCGACCAGCTCCGCCACGCGTACTACGCCGCAGCGGACGCCCAGCGCGGCCGCCTCGCCGCGTGGGGCGACTCCATCCGCGAGCACGCCAAGCCACAGACACAGGAGGCGGCGACGGAAGCGGAGACGACGGACGCGGCCGCCACGGAAACGGACGACGCGGCGGACGAGACGGAGGAGGCGGCGCAGGAGCGGCCGAAGGTCGCGTGCGTCCTGTTCGACGCCGCCTACCGGCTCACCACGCTCGTCGCCGACACCACGGACAACCCCGACGCCAAAGCCGCGCTCGCGGGCATCGACGCGCTCCTCTTCAACCTGGGCTACACCGACGACGACGGCCGACGGTTCGACAAGACCGCGCCCGCGGACGGGGAAGGAGAACCGAAATGAGCACGACGCATGAGAACCCGATGTCGGTCGAGGAGTTCGAGCGTGAGAACCGGGCGCTCGTCGGGGCGATGAGGAACGCCGTCCGCAGGGAGCTGGCGGCACGATTCCCCACGGACGGAATGACGCTCACGTCCAGAGACTACGAACACCTCGACATGATGCTCTCGTCTCCGCCAACACAGCATGATCCCACATTAACGCAGCCTGGACTCGATGCGCTGCACGGCATAGGCAAGATTCTGCTGTTCGTCGGCGAGCTGCTTGACGGCCTCGGCGAGCGAGACCAGCCCGTTTAGCTCCCACCGTTCCCGCTCCGCGCCGCTCCGTAGCCCGGCTCCACGCAGATAGGTGACGGCTTCATCCGCTTTCCTGCTCGCACTCATTCCAATACTTCCTTTCCCGCCTTGCGACGGCTTGATTTTTGGTTAGCACCCACCAGCCTACGCGAGGCGGGAAAGGACCCCACACCCACGAGAAAGGCCCACATCATGAACACGGCAAACCTCGCATTCAAGGCGCTCGACGACATGGACGACCCGGAACTGACCGCCGAAGCCTTCACTCTCGACGGCATCATCCCCATGCTGTCCGTCCAGATCGGCGACCTGGCACGCCGCAACACCCGCGGTGTGCTCTCCCCGGAGAAGACCGACCTGCTGAGCCTGCTGCGCACCATCACCCAAGCCTGCCGCGAGCGCCTGCATGACATCAGCGTCGAGCAGCAGCGGCGCGCCGTCGCGGATCCGGACGAGGACGGGCAGGCGGCGCGTGGATGTGACGACGGCATCGACGACGCCGACGTTGCGGCGTGCGGTTTCCCGGAGACGACCGTGTGGGCGTACGACGCCAAGCAGGGACGCTGCCGCGCCTTCCACGTCGGCGGCATGATCGCCACGGCCGCCGCATGCGCCAAAGCCCATCGTGACGGCTACCTGACCGGCCTAAAAGACGTGCGCGACCTGCTCGACGGGATGATCGCCGACCACGACGAGGACACGGACGGCGACGAGGCGTGCACGCACGAGGGCGGCGCCTGATGGAACAGGTCCTGCACATCAGCGCCGAACCCATCAGCCTGCGCGTCAAGGACGCCGCACGCTACATGGGCGTCAAGGACCCCGACTACGTACGCTCCCTCGTCGACCAAGGCTACCTGCGCGCACGCAAGGCCCCCGGCACCAAGACGCTGCTCATCTCCGTCCAATCCATCCACGACTACCTAGGAGACCACAAATGACCCGCCACAACCCCCAGCCCGAGCCGACGCCGGGCGTCATCGCACGGACGCTCGCCGTGCTCGCCGTCCCCACCGCCATCGGCGCATTCCTCTACGTCAGCTGCGGCGTCGGCTTCTACCGCGCCCCGTGGGGATACACGATCGCATGGCTCACCCTCATCGCATCCCTCGCCTACGGACTGCCCATGCTCGACGTGACCATCGACACCGTCGCCGGCGCCTGCAATCGCGTCAAGCGCGGCATACTCCGTGCGAAACGGGCGCTCGCGGGCGTGCTCCGCCATAAGTCTTCCGCGACCATGCGCCAGGTGCGTGTGGTGCGCGGGACGGCAAAGGCCAAGCCGTAAACACCAGATAACCGAAACACCGCGGCCGTCAATGAGTACACCGGCGGCCGCACGGGGCCGTGCAAGAGCCCCACCCGCATACCGCCGCGGCTTCTCTCTACTTTCCCCGGCGGCGGGATGCGTGGTGGAGGAGGGTGCGATTCCCTCCCGGCCCACTGCGGACGCGTCAACGTCACCCACGGCCGACGATAGCCCGGCGCGTGGGAGCGATGGGTGCGCGCGGTGCCAACCGCCCCCGCCCCTCACGCGGGGATACTCCACACACCCAGCGCGTCCGACCCATACCAACCAACGAAGAAGGGAGCAACCCATGGCGGGGGAGACCATCATCACCGTCGTCGGCAACCTGACGCGCGACCCCGAACTGCGCACCGTGGGCAACGGTTCGACGGTCGTCAACTTCACGATCGCCGCGTCCACACGGCAGTTCAACCGGAACACCAACCAGTGGGAGGACGGCGACACGCTGTTCCTCAACTGTTCCGCGTGGGACACGGCGCATGCGGCGCTCGCGTCGAACATCGCGCAGTCCCTGTCCAAGGGCATGGCGGTCATCGCGCAGGGACGCCTCGTGCAGCGCACCTATGAGACCGAGTCGCATGACAAGCGCACAGTCGTCGAGCTGCGCGTCGAGACGATCGGCCCGTCGCTGCGCCGCGCGACCGCGCAGGTGACCCGCCAGAGCGCCGGCGCCCCCGCTGCGTATCAGGGCGGCGCCCCGGCTCCGGGCTCGGGTGTGTCGTATCAGGGCGGCGCCACCCGGTCTGCGTCCTCGGCGGTGTCGGATCCGTGGGCCGACGACAACAGCGGGTTCGGGACGACGTTCGGCGCTCGCGACGACGCGGACGACTTCTAAGGAGGTGGCGTTGATGGTTGCCAGAATGTGCCAGCCGAATATCCGGTTGACGACGCAGCAGCGTGCGGACGCGGTCAGCACATGGCGCAAAAAACACGCATGGGCGAAGCGGCTCAACCCGTACAGGCTGCTGCGCAAGCATCCCGAGATGAGCGTCGCAGACGCGTTCGAGCGGCTGCGCGACGAAACGGACGTCGAACTGATGCGGCTGCGCGAACGCCTGCACGCCGCCGACGCGCGGAATGAGACGCCGACCGCCGCCGAGCAGACGCCCGAGACGACGAAGCAGCCGACGCCGCACCGCCTGTACCGGACGGCATACGGCCGGCTCGAAACGTGGGAGCGGGCGCAGCTGCAAACACTGCTCGACGACGCCGGTGCCGCCGACGTGGCAGGTGCGCTCATGGACAATCCCACCCGTTGCGCCGACGACCTGCTCGCGCTCGCGAACCGGGAGCGTACGGATCTCGAGCATGACTGGCTCGACACGCTGCCCGCCGACCGGCCGGTGAACGCCCGGCCGCGTCCGGTGGGCGCGTTCCTCGCCTCGTTGCGCGCCCATGAGGGCCAGTGGCGCATGTGGGGCACGCCCGACACGCGCGCCATGGCGTTGACCGCGGCGCAGGAGCTGCGCGCGCGTGCCGGCAGCGCGTTCGCCATCGCCACACGCGTCGTCGACGAGGACGGACGATGCGCCGTGTTCGCCTCCTGGCATCCCAAGGACAAGGGGGTACGGCCGTGAAAAGAGAGAGGACCGCACGGCTGCTTTCCTGCTTCGTCGACGGCGCTCCGGCGACCAAGGGCAGCTACCGGCCGGTCACCAACCGCGCCAGCGGCAAGACGCTGCTCGTCGGCATGAACCGCAACGAGCACGCATGGCGACGCCACGTGGCCGCCGTGGTGCGGTCGCAATGGTTCCGTGAGCATCCCTCGACCCCCATGCCATGCGTGGACGAGCCGCTGCTGGTGGTCGCCGACTTCTACCTGCCCCGTCCCAAGAGCGTGCGCCGACCGTTGCCGAGCGTGAGCCCGGACATCGACAAGCTCGCCCGCTGCCTGCTCGACGCGCTCACCGACAGCCGTCTCATCAAGGACGACTCCCGCATCGTCGGCCTCGACACCACGAAACGCTACGCCGCCGCCGAGGGGATCGGCGTCGCCCTGACCGTCCGCACCATCCACACCAAAGACACCAAGGAGCCATCATGAGCCTGAGGGCATTGACATGGGCGATCTACGACATCGCCCCGAACCTGACGGACGCATCCGCCTACCGCATCCTGCTCGTCCTCGCCGACGAGGCCGACAACGACGGACGCGGCGTGTACCTCTCGTCGGCCACGATCGCCGAACGCACCGGCCTGAGCCAACGCACCGTCGCCACGAAGCTCAAGGAACTCGAGGCCATGGGCATCATCCGCCGCGGCGACCAGAACCTCGTCGCCTACCTGCCCGCCAACCGACGCCCCGTCGTACGCGACCTGAACATGACCCCCGAGGCTAGGGGTGCAAAAACTGCACCCCAGAACACGCAGCCAGAACCCAACCCCGAACCCGCCGACGCTGATATGCAACAGGGGTGCAACAGGGGTGCAACTGATATGCAACAGGGGTGCAACATGGTTGCACACAACCCACTTAACCCATATAACCCATTTAACCCGAGAGAGGCCGCGCGCGAGACCGTCGACGCCGACCAGCCCTCCACGCCGACGCACTCCGCCCCCAAGCCGACCGCCGGAACCGAAGCCGCCCTCGCCGTGTGGCAACCCAACCACGAGGCACGCACCCTCGCCGACGAAGCCCACGCCGACCTGATCGTCGAGGCCGAGAAATTCCGCTGCCGCCAACTCGCCGACGGCAAGATCGCGAAAAACCTCGACGCGGCGTTCGTGCTGTGGTTGCGCCGCGGCATCGAAGGCGGCTACCTGACCCCGGCCCACCACGAACGCCCCAGCGACACCCGACCCACGAAACAGCCGACCGCGCACCGCCACGCATGGGACTGCCAACACGTGCAAGCGCTCATGACGCCCCACGAAGCCGACTACGACCACACACGCCACGGCTGGGGCGCATCTGACTGGATGCTCGCATGCCAGGCCGAAGCCGACCGCCTCAACCGCGAAGAAGGCCTCACTGACCCGGACGACGAACCCGAACACGCGGCGCTCGCGGAAGGAGACACGGCATGAACGAGCTCTTGGCGTTCTGCCTCGGTGGCCTGACCGCCTGCACGCTCATGCGCATCGCCATCAGCATCACCCACGGCATCCAAGATCACCGCGAGCGCCGCCGCGATGAGCGTCGAGACGGGACGGGGCCGCGATGAACATCCTCGCCGTCCTCGCCGTCATCCTCGCCGTCCTCACCGCGCTCGCGATCTGGGCCGGATGGCACGACTTCTGAACCACCAGCCCGAAAGGAGACCACCAATGGCCGTGAACGTCACCAACCGCGCCGCGACCCTCGAGGACGTGCTCGCCCAGCTTCGCGCGCAGATCACACGCATCAGCGAGCGCATCGCCGCCGACCCGCACCCCGACCACGCCACGCTCGTCTACACGGCCGGCAAACTCGCCGCCCTCGCCGACGCGAGCGCCACGGTCGGCGAGATGCTCGCAGCCCTATGGACACCCAACATCGGCGGCAAGGACGAGCACGCATGAAAGACATCGCCGCGCTCGCGATCCTGTGCGCCGCCATGCTGCTCGTCAGCTGGTGGAGCGACACCCACCATTTCTAGAGCCAAACAAATGTTCGAGCAACCATGAAGGAGCCATCATGAACGAACCAGCCGTCTACGACTTCCACGGCGCCGCCATCCGCATCCACACAGACGGCGACACCGTCGAATACTGCGCTCGCGACGTCGCCGCAGCCCTCGGATACACCAACCCAATGAAGGCGGTGCGCGACCATTGCAGGGGTGAACGAAACGTTCACCCCCTACAGACAGCCGGCGGAATGCAGGAAGCGATGTTCATCTCGGAGGGCGACGTGTACCGCCTGATCGTCTCGAGCCAGCTGCCCGCCGCCGTCGAATTCGAACACTGGCTGTTCGACGAGGTCGTCCCCGCCATCCGCCGCACCGGCGGCTACATCCCCGTCAAAGAGGATGACGACGAGAAAAGCATCCTCGCCCGCGCCGTCCTCATCGCACAGTCCGCGCTCGCGGACAAGGACCGCATCATCGCATCGCAGCGCACACGCATCGCGCAGACGGAGCCGTTGGCCCTGACCGCGCAGGCATTGTGCGACACGCAGGGCGGCATGAGCATCACCGACGCGGCCCGGCACTTCATGCAGCTCGACCCGCGCATGAACCGCTCACGCGTCATCTCCACGTTGCGCGAGCACGGCTATCTCGAACAGGGCTCGCTCGCGCCCACGCGCAAGGCCATCGACCCCGGATACCTCAAACCGATCGTCGGCAAACGCCACGACGGACGCCTGGGCAGACAATACGCGCACTTCACACCCAAGGGACTGGGATGGTTCATCAACCGATTCATCTACGGCAACGCCCAAGGCGTCCTCGCCGGCACGGACAAGGAGCACTGACCATGACCACCAAGACGCAGATCGACCGCATCCTCAAAGCACACGCCAACGGAATGGCGGCCGCGCAGATCGCCGCACGCCTCGCCATCAGCGTCGCCGAAGTCACCGACGTCATCCGCACCGGCGGCCACACACCACCACCCAAGCCGGCCCCGCCAACCTTCAGCGACGTCCCGCTGTGGGAATGAACGGGGGAGGGGCCATGAGCGACGACACACTCAGGGACGCGCTCGCGGAAATCCGCGACCTCTTCAGCCACAGACAAGCCGCCCTCGACCCGTGGACCAGCGACCACTACGACTACGACGACGGCTACACCAGCGGACTCGCGCAGGCAATCGCCATCATCGAAGCCCACATGAACGCCCAACCCGACCCATAAGCCACCACCGGCGCCGCGCAGCAAAAGGCCGCCTCACCCTTCCGGACTCAGCGGCACGACCCACAGCCCATCCTACCGGAAAGGAACACCGTGCAGCCCGACACCGACCGCATCCGCCACGACATCCATGAACTACGCGAACAGACCATCACGCTCGACGCGCTCGCCACACGACGCATCAAGATCCGCCGCAGCTCAACGCATACGCGCATGAGCAGCGCACCGACCCCACTCAACCTGCCCGCCGCCGACCTGCTCGACCAGATCCACGCGCTCGCACGCCGCCTCGCCACCGCCGCCGGCCTACACTACGGCCGCAGCATGGACGCACACGACCTGCTCAAAGGCCTCGACCGACCAGAGCCATGCGAGACGCTCGCAGCCCGCGACGACGCATGGGACATCATCCGCCTGATCGACGACGCCATCTGGCACACCCGACAACTCACCGACCCCGACCCCAGCCACCGCTACATCGGCATCTGCCCACGCTGCGGCGCCGGCGCATGGATCCCCGAAACACAGACCACCGGCGACTACCGATGCCACGAATGCGGACACATCGCCGCAATCGCCGACATCGCCCAGGCGCACGAACTGCGCCTGCTCACCTCCGGCACCGTCGGCACCGCCGCCGACCTCTGCCGACTCCTACGCGCATGCGGCATCGCCATCAAGCGCAACACCATCACCCAATGGCGCAAACGCAAACGCCTCACACCACTCGGAGCCGACGAGCATGGACATCCGGTGTACGCGCTCGCGGACATCCTGCTGCTGCGCCGCGCGGTTGACAGATCGGACTGTCACCGCTAGGGTTACTAGTATTGCGCGACGCGTGTAGCTGAGCGCGAGGTACGGCCTCGGACGGCGTGGACTGTCCGGGGCCGTCGTCGTATCCGGCCGCCGATATTCGACTGACACCGCACCGGCGGCCGTACGCTTTCCTATAATGCTGGCATGTCAGTCGAAAACGAAGAGCAAAGACAGGTACGCAACGAGAAGCAGATCAATACAGCGATTGAGTGGCTGAATGCGCATTGGGTCAATTCGAAGGAATGCCCTATATGCGCGCATACTTCCTGGTCTGTAGGGCAGACGTTTGAACTGCGGGAATACGAGGGTGGTAATCTCGTGGTCGGCCTTGGGTCCCAGGTCATGCCGGTCACTCCGGTATTCTGTAAAAACTGCGGGTACATGTTCCTTATCAACTCGATCATCGCTGGAACCTCGTTCCCTCCAGAGGGGAAAGACGCCGATGAGTGAAGAGAAGGGCAACATTCCAGCAAAAGGCGATGTGTCTGGTGACGTCATAACTGTTCCAGGGGCCAGTACGAAGTATCAGCCGGAGGGGATAGTGATCGTGGAAAAGAAGGACTGGGATCTCATACGCGGAAATCTGGATGCCAATGCGGAAAAGAAGGGTGTGAAAAAAGACATGTTCTGGGGAGGTCTTGGCCTCGCGTCTGGCTCCGTCGGTGGCATCCTGCCGGTGTTTCAAAAAGAGACGTTCAATCTTGACGCGCAAATACTAATCTGGGTCATCCTGTTCGCTATAGGTGTGGTCTGCATCATTGATGCAGGAGCCAGCTACCTCATTAACAGGAAAAGAAACAAGGCGGAGAAGAATCGTTTCGACGAATTCTTGGACAGAATCGAACAGCAAAGCCAGACAGAGGAGCACAACAATCCTCAATAATCTGGAGGTGGGGAACTCATGTGGGCGCGCACCACACGCATGCAGCGAGGAGACGAGGTGACGATGTCCTGGTACACGAGCGATCGGCAGTCCAGACTCCCGGAGGACTGGGACCGGGTGCGTGCCATGGTGCGCGACCGCGCGCACAATCATTGTCAGGCGGCGATACATTCCGTGCTGTGCAACGGCATCGGCACGGACTGCGACCACATCGTCCCCGGTGACGACCACTCGCTTGACAATCTGCAATGGCTCAACCACAATTGTCATGAGCTCAAGACCGCGCGTGAAAGCGCGCAGCGCAATATGATTCGCGCTCGCGAGCGCAAGCATCCTCGTGAAGCGAATCCCGGAAGAATTTGTTGATGTTGATTCGTTGCGTTGTTGCGGCGCGCGGCGGCGGAAGGAAAGACAGGAAGATGAAGCGTTTCGGTTCGTTCGGTTCGCGGTTTTTCCCGCGAGCCTCCGCCGCCCCCATGGGGTGGGGGGAGGACTCCGGAAGGAGCCTCGCCAGAACCGCCGGATAGCAGCTCCGGTCATGCGTGCGCCGTGGTCCGGTTTTTCGGGTGGTTCGGGTTGGTTGTCGGATTGTTGTCCGTTCGTCGTTCTGAGGGGCTTCCAATGTGCTTTTCGGGGTGTTCGCGGTTTGGGGTACGGTGAATTTTGTGACGCACGCTAAAACCGGATTAGCGGATGTCACGAAATTAGAAACGTTGGAATTTCAACGGTTCTCAGCTTGATTTAGCGTGCGTCACGAAATAAAATGGTGGTATGAGCCATTGCGAACACTGCGGCAGGACGCTGCCGGAACAGTCGGGGCGCGGACGCCGCCGCCGCTACTGCGGACAAGCCTGCCGCAAAGCGGCATCACGAGACCGCACGGGCAATCTACTGCGCGACATCCCCGACGAGATGATGCTCGCCGACCGGTGGATGCGCTGGCGCAGTATCGAACGGGACGGCAGACGTACGAAACTGCCCATACAGGTCGACGGGCTTCCCGCGAGCAGCACCGACCCGGACACGTGGACCACGTTCCCCGCCGCCGAAGAGTCCCGGACCGGCGATGGCCTCGGATTCGCGCTCGGCAACGGGTTCGCGTGCATCGACCTCGACCACTGCTACGATTCGCGCAACCATCTGAAACCATGGGCGAAGGCGCTGCTCGCCTACACGCCCGCCACGTTCGTCGAGATCTCACCGAGCGGAGACGGCCTGCACATCTGGGGCCACGCGGCTGCAATGCCCGGCGTGCGCATCCGCAGGGACGACGTGAACATCGAGATCTATTCGCGCGACCGGTACATGACCGTCACCGGACGTGCACACCGTGCTTCTACACGGGCGCTCGCGGACATCACCGGGCTCATCGACTTCGCACGACGTCTGGGGTAGGAGGTGCATCATGAATGGGCAGAATCTGCCGCGTGGCCTGAGCAAGGGCGGCGTCGGCCAGAAGTTCTGGAACGAGCTCACCGCGCGTGTGGAGTTCACGGACGTGGAGCTGCGCATCCTCACGTCCGCATGCTTCACGCTCGACCGTATCGCGAAGGAACGCAGGGTCATCGGCGGCGATCTCGTGGTGGAGGGGTCGCGTGGACAGCTCGTCGCGCATCCGCTGCTCACCGAGCTGCGCGCCGACGAACGGCACTTCGCCGATCTGGTGAAGCGCTTGGATATTCCGGACGAGTTCGCACAGCAGGCGTCCGGTACCGAGAGCGGGAACCGGGCGGCGCAGATGCGTGCGGTCGCGAACAGTCGATGGAGCAGGCAGTACGGATAGACGGGAGGTGAGCGTGGATGGCTCGGCTCATCGGTTCAGGGCCGATGCTGCTCACCACGCGTGACGACGAGCTTGCGGAGATCCGCGACTGGTACCGGGATACGCTGACGAGTGAGCCGGCTCCCGCCTGGCATACGATGCCGCAGTGCATCGGGCCGACATGGAGGCGCGACGCGCACGGATTCGTGCTGCCGGAGCGGACGCTCGGCTGGGATCTGCTCGCATGGAGCGGCTACTGGCTGAGGGATTCGAAGACCGGTGGTCCGTGGAAGTGGACGAACGAGCAGGCGCGGTTCCTTTTGTGGTATTACGCGCTCGACGAGACCGGCAGGCCATTGCATGACACGGCCGTGCTGCAACGGCTGAAAGGCTGGGGCAAGGACCCGTTGGCCGCCGGCTGCGCGGTCGCGAGCTGTTTCGCGCCGCTTACGTTCGACCATTTCGACTCGTCGGGTAGCCCGGTGGGTCGTGAGGAACCGAATGCGTGGGTGCAGGTGTGCGCCGTGTCGCAGGAGCAGACGAAGAACACGATGAAGCTGCTGCCCGGTCTGATTCCCGCCGAGACCAGACGGTTCTACGGTATCCAGATCGGCAAGCTGAACATGTGGGCGCTCGGCGACAGCCGGCAGATAGAAGCCGTCACATCGAGTCCGCTGGCGCTCGAGGGCGGGCGTCCGACGATGGTCATCCGCAACGAGACGCAGAACTGGAACTCGAGCAACGGCGGCATCGACATGGACGGCGTGCTGTCCGGCAATGCCGCGAAGCGCGAGGAATCCGTCAACGTGAAGATGCTCGACATCTGCAATGCGTACCGAGACGGCGAGGATTCCGTGGCGCAGCGCGTACGCGAGGCATGGGAAGGCACGCAGGGCGACCCTGAAGGCGACGCCGGAGCACGTCCCAGATACCACGATTTCGGCCTGCTGTACGATTCGCTCGAGGCGGCGCCGGACACGACGATGGACATGGACACCATTCCGCAGGTCGTGGAGGATATCCGCGGCGACGCGGATTGGCTGAGCCCGAAGCGTATCGTCAAGGAGATCATCAACCCGAAGAACCCCGTATCCGAGTCGCGCCGCAAATGGTACAACCAGTGCGTCGCACCCGAGGACGCGTTCGTCACCGCGCAGGAGTGGGACGCGAACCAGAATACCGATCTGATGCTCGAACCCGGTGACACGATCGTCATGTTCGCCGACTGCTCGCTCAACGACGACGCCACCGGCATCGTCGCATGCCGCGTCAGTGACGGGTTCGTCAAACCATTGGGCATGTGGCAGCGCCCCGCCGGCAGGCAGAACGCCGACTGGCGCGTGCCACGCGAGAAGGTCGACGACGTGGTCCGTGACGCATTCCGCACCTATCACGTGGTCGGGTTCTACGGCGACCCGTCACATGTGCTCGACTCCGAGACCGGACAGCGCTACTGGGACGGCCTGTTCGACCAGTGGCACCGCGACTACGCACGCCGGCTCAAGGTATGGGCGCGCCCATCAGGCCGCGACAAGCACGCGGTCATGTTCGACATGGTCGACTACATGATCCAGAAACGGTTCGTCGACGCCGTCGCCATCGCCTACGAGGACATCGCCGACGCGAACTTCCCCCATGACGGGGATGCACGCCTGAGAAACCACATGCTCAACGCACGCCGCCAACCCACACGCGCCGGCATGAGCATCGCCAAGGAACACCGCGAAAGCCGACGCAAGATCGACCTCGCCGTCTGCGCCATCGGCGCACGCATGATCCGCCGCGAATACCTGAACATGAACACGAAACGAAAGGGGCGCATATGGTGACCAAACCCCGCGAACTAGGCAGCGAACAGGAAGCACGCGACGCGCTCGCGGATCTGCTCGCCGACTACGGTTCCGAGTATGCGCAGCTGAGGAAGATCGATGGCTGGTGGCGTTGGAGGCCGGAGAAGAACCGTCTGTCTCGTAAGGCGACGGCTGAGCATAGGGCGTTGCGTGATATTTCGCAGACGCCGTGGCTGCAGATGGTCGTCACGACGCTTGCGCAGACGCTGTATCTCGACGGTGTGGAGATGCCGGGTGATATGGACGGTTCACGGTCGAAGCGGTTCTGGGCTCCGTGGAACAACAATCGTATGGGTGCCCGTCAGATCGGTTTGCATCGTTCCGCCATCGCCTATGGCAGCGCGTATACGGCGGTGAGCCGTGGCGAGGATGGTTCGGCCCGTATCGACTGCTGGAGTCCGATGGAGTCGTTGGCGGTGTACCGTGACCCTGCCCGTGACGTGTTCCCGCAACTGTTTTTGACGGTGTGCGAGCTGGGTGACGAGTCCACGCTGTACGAGGTGTGGGATGCGTGGAACATCTGGCGGTTCACGTCCGACAGCAGGCATGGGCCGGTAGGGTTCGCGGAGGTCGTCGAGCATGGCGTGCGCGACGGCAACGGCAGGCCGGTGTGTCCGGTGGTGCGGTACACGAACCAGATTGACCTGCAGGGGAGGACTCCGGGCGAGGTCGAACCGTACATCACGGTCGCGAAGCGACTGAACAAGGATGATTACGACCGTATGGTCGCGCAGCATTACAACAGCTGGAAGGTGAAGACCGCGACGAATCTCGACATGAGCGATCTGGACGAGAAGGAACGCGAAGAGAAGAAACTGAAGCTCGAACAGGGGTCGATGCTGTTCGGCGGTGAGGGCGTGCAGTTCGGCACGCTTTCCGAGACCGATCTGGATAATCTCGTGAACTCACATCAGGCGGACGTGGACGAACTGGCTGCCGTGTCGCAGACTCCGGCGACCGCGTTCGGCAAGATGGTCAACGTCGGTGACGCCGGCATCGAGGAGTCACGTGCCGGCTTCTATGCGAAGCGCAACGAGCGTCGCAAGACATTCGGCGTCTCCCATCTGGATACTCTGCGTCTGTGCGCCGCCGCCGAGGGGCGTATGGATGATGCGGCGGACATGGACTTGACGGCGGTGTGGGCGGATACGGATACGCGCACGATCAGCCAGGCCGTGGATGCGTGGGGCAAGGCCCACCAGATGCTCGGCGTGCCCGCCGAACAACTCTGGGATCTGCTGCCGAACGTGACGAAGGCGCAGGCTGACATGTGGCGTGCGTATGCGCGGGAGCATCCCACCGCCGACGATATCGCTGTGCGCGCCTATCAGGCGCAGCTGGACGTGGTCGAACCGAAGGAGACGGATTATGGCGTTGACCCGGGCGGCGGCGGTCCTGACGGACAAGCATCGGCGTGACCAGGTGAGGCTCGCGATCACCGCTGATTCGGAAGCGCGCCGTGCATGGGATCTGCTCGACATGAATAATCTCGACGGCACGCAGGCGTTGTTCGAGTACGCGTTGTCGGCCACGTTGAACAAGTGGTTCAATCTGGGTGTGATGACCGCGTTGGATTATCTGCCGAAGTATCGTGAGGCGAGCATCGGCGAGCGGCGCTCGGTCGATATCCGGGTGCCGGATTTCAGCAGGTACCGTGTGCGCAAGGAGCTTGGCTGGCTGGGTGCGACGGGTATCAAGTGGCATCTGGCGCGTGGCGAGAGCGAGCAGGATGCGTGGCGGAACGCTCGCAGTATTTTTCTCGGTCAGTTTCATGAGGCGGTGCTCACGGGTGGCCGTGAGACGATCCGTGAGTGGGCGCGCAGGGATCCTCGCGCGATCGGGTGGCGTCGTGTGTCGGATGGTGACCCGTGCGCGTTCTGTGCGATGCTCGTGACCCGCGGCCCCGTATACACGAGCGAGCAGCGCGCGTTGTCGCGTGAGTCCGACGGGACGAAGTACCATGCGCATTGCGGGTGCACGGTCGAGGTCGTGTACGGCGATTGGAAGCCGACCGGGCTTGAGCAGCATTGGATCGACGAATACTATCGCGCCGCCGAGAAGGTTCCCGAGGGGAAGCGCACGTGGGACAACGTACTGCCGTTGATGCGCGAGAACGGTGCCTTCCGTGACTCGCCTGCGGTACGTAGCCCCGAGGCATGGCTCAAGCGTCAGGCGCAGAAGGAGGCGGGCAGGCCGAAGCGGGTGACGATGCCGCGAGTCGTCCATCCTGATTTCGACGACGCTCGTCGTGCCCGCATGGAGAGCGCCAAGTCGAAAGGATTACAGGAAGCCTTCATTGAGAAGATGGAAGACCATATCGGGGATGAGCAGCATCAGTCGAAGGAACATTGGCCTTCCATAGCCTTCTATCCAAGTCGTGCCATCATACGGCATGTCCTTCATGGCGAGCCCGATAACATCCGTCGCGGCGGGCATCTGCATGGTACTGGCCGTCTGAACAAGACCGAATTCCCCGAAGGATGGGATGAGAAGAAGGTCATGGACGCGGCAGCTGAGGTGATTCGTGCTCCACAATGGTGGAATCCCGCGAAAGCTCCTAATGGTCTTTCGTACTATGTGGCAGTGATCGACGGAGTTCAAGTTGAAGTGGCGGCGTACCAATATGAAGGGAAACTGGTAATCGATCAGATATATCCGAAAGGCGGCAGAGGCGTTATTCGCAATGTCGTAGATGGTACGATTGAAGTAAAGGCAATCGATTTGAGCAAGAGGTATCAGAGATGGCGGAAAAGCTGAGCGGAAACACCGCTGATTGGGATGAGATAGCCAATCAGTGCATTTCCGTGTTGCCTGATGATATCTATCAAGAGTCCACTGCCGAGGATGCACTGCAGGTCGGTGAGCCGTATGATGCCGTGCTTAGGATTCTGGATACGCTTTGGGGAGATCATCCCGAAATCGCCAAGAAGCTACCTAGAATTCTGAAAAGACTTGTGGACGATGATCCCAAGTCCGTTTATGGAATGATTCCGTATTACGACGAGTTGCCTTAACGGTTCGTCTAGCTAGATTTTTCAACCCGCACAGTGTGCGGGTTTTTTATTGCCTCGGCGCAAGCGCGTCGGGGCTTTTTCAGTAAGGAGGGCCGTATGGCCGAGGAAAACACCACCGAACCGGACAAGCCGGACGTGTCGCAGGACGACGCGCAGACGAATCCGGAGGATCACAAGGAGCAGTCTCCGTGGGAGAAGGCTGGCGAACAGTTCGATCCCGAGAAGGCGTGGAACCTCGTGCAGCATCTGCGTGAGGAGAACAAGGGCCTCAAGGAGAGGAACCGCGCCTATGAGGACGAAAGGCTCTCCGACAAGGAGAAGGCCGAGCGTGACCTCGCCGAGGCCCGCGAGCAGCTCGAACGGGTCAAGGCGGAGCGCACGCTCGCGCAGATCCGCGCGAAATATCCGCAGCTGACGGACGGGGACATGGATTTCCTCGGTTCGGGCACTCCCGAAGAGCTGAACGCTCGCGCCGCGAAGCTCGCGGCAAGGTTCGACGCGGCGAAGGCGTCCGCCGGGCCGGAAGGCAACATCAACCCATTGCGTCGCAGACCGTCCGGTGGCACCGACCCGACGAAGCCGCGTCATACCGACTGGATTCGCGACGCGCTGGCGAAACACTGAAACATAGGAAGGAAACATCATGGCCGAGAATTTCGCCGATGTCATCAAGCGTTCCGATCTGGGCGACAATCTCATCCCGGACGAGCACAGCACCGAGATCATCCAGACCCTGCCGGAGTCGTCCGTCATTATGACGCGCGCCCGCAAGGTGCCGATGAGCAAGAAGAAGAAGACGCAGCCGGTTCTGGCGACCCTGCCGGAAGCGTACTGGGTCGACGAGGGTGGTCTCAAGCAGACCACGAAGACCGGTTGGGAGGACGTGACCATCACCGCGGAGGAGCTTGCGGTGCTCGTCCCGATTCCGGATTCCGTCGTGGAGGACGCGGACATCGACCTGTGGGGCGCCATCCGTCCGCTCATCGCCGAGGCGTTCGGCAAGAAGGTCGACGAGGCCGCGCTGTTCGGCGTCGACAAGCCTGCGTCGTGGGGCGATGACGTGTTCAAGGCGGCGAAGGCCGCCGGCAACACGGTCACCGCGACCGCCGACCTGCCGAAGGACGTCACTGACCTTGCCGGCAAGATCGCCGAGGAAGGGTTCGATGTGAACGGTTTCGCGTCGCAGGCGGGGCTTGACTGGAAGCTGCGCGGCATGCGTGACGCGAACGGTCAGCCGATCTACGGCAATCCGCTCGCCGAGGGACAGCCGAACACGCTGTATGGTCAGCCGCTCAATCCGGTGCGTAACGGTTCGTGGGATGCCACGAAGGCGACGCTGCTCGCCGCGGACTGGACGAAGTTCGTGTACGGCGTGCGTCAGGACATCACGTTCAAGATCTTCGAGGAGGGTGTCATCTCCGACAAGGCCGGCAAGATCGTGTACAACGCGATGCAGCAGGATTCGAAGATCATGCGTGTCGTGATGCGTGTCGGTTTCGCCGTCGCGAACCCGATGACCCGTATCGGCACGAAGGGCAAGCAGTATCCTGCCGGCTTCATCATCCCGTCCACCGCGTCCGCCGGCGCCGGGGCGTGATGAATCGTGTCGATCGAAGCGTTCGCCACTCCTGACGAACTCGGCGAGTGGCTCGGCGAGCCCATCACCGACGAGCATGATGTGAAGCGCGCCGCCCGTATCCTGCGTGCCGCGTCGAATCTCATCCGCCGGTACACGGCATGTTCGTGGGCCGGCGACGAGGTCCCAGCCGACGGGTTGCCGGAGGAGCTGAACGACGTGGCGTTGTCGTGCGCGGCGCGCTACTACGTGAATCCGAACGGTGAGACGCAGTGGACGCGGCAGATCGATGACGCGATGGACGGCGGAAGCCGTAAGGTCGAACAGTCCGGACTGTATCTGACCGCGGACGAGAAGAGCATCCTCGACTCGGTGAGGCCACCGTCCGATTCGGTTATCGCCGGTGTGGGCACGGTGCATACGACGCGTGGTGATTTCGACGGCTATGAGGGAGATGGTTTCCCATGGTGGACGCTGACTGGGTCGGAGACGTCCTGACCGACGGGCGGCGCATGGCCGAGTCCCTCATGGCCGACGAGTGTCGCATCGTGCATCCGACCGGGCGGATGATCGTGGACCGGACGACCGGAGTGGCCGCGCCGGAGACCGCGCTCGTCTATGAGGGTAGGTGCAAGGTGCAGACCGCCGGCGGTGTCGCATCCCAGGTCGTGTCGGCGGCGGGTGATTCGACGAACGTCGGCGGCAACGTGCCCGTCTGGGCGCTCTACCTGCACCTGCCGGTCACGGTGGAGACCGCTGTGAGTGGTGATATCGCCGTCATCATGCACAGTCGCGACCCGTCCCTCGTGGGGCGGCGCCTGAGACTGGTGAATCTGCAGTCGGAGAAGACGTGGGCCACGGCTCGCCGGTGGAACGTGTCCGAGATGCCTGCGGAAGCGGAGGTTGATGATGAGTGACGTCTCGCAGTTGCGCGCGTTCGCCGGCAAACTACGGAGTGCGCCGAGCGTGAAGGCCCGCAGGGTGAGGGCGACGACCGTGAAGGCCGCCGTCAACATCAAGAAGGCGGTGCAGGCCGACCTGCGTGGTTCGTCGAACGCGGGCATCCGAAGGATCCCCATCCAGTATGAGGAGCCGTTCCTGTCGGCTCCGATGACCGTGACCATCCAGATCGGTCCGGAAGCGAAAGCCGGCGGATTGGCGAACATCGCGTTCTTCGGCACGTCGAAGGGCGGAGGCGGTCACCGGTTCTACGAGCATGCGGAGGCCGAGCTGGATACGTGGAAGCGGTATCTCGGTGAGGCCATGGAAGGATTGGACTGACATGGTCGCATACGTTGACGCCCGTGACCGGGTGCTCGCGCTCGTGCCGAAACTACCCGGCTGGCGCACCTATCTGGGAGTTCCCGCGCAGGGAGCCTCCCCGCCGTGGGTCGTGGTCTCGTTCAGCGAGACCGGCCGGGACAGCACCGAAAACCTGCGCACCTGCTCGCACATGGGCCGTCTGGATATTCGGGTCGTCGGTGAGAACGACGAGTCCATCGGTATCGTGTGCGACAGATTGCAGACCGTGCTCGACGGCGCGTATCCGGGCAACGGATTGGGCTGCCTGGTGCCGGACCGTGATTCCGGCGTGTATCAGGCCGAATTGGTGTCGCCGATGACGGGTTCACCCTTCTCCATGCGTGTGCTCACATGGACGGTCGGCTGGGAGACATAGGCTCTCCCGGCCGCTCTCAATAACACAGTATTTGATTTGTTCTCTACAACCTTTTTGGAGGTATTCATTATGACTACAGAGGTTTCCGCCTCGCTGGAAGACGGCATGGTCAAGACCGTTTTCGTCCCCACGCTTAAAGACGTCAGCGCGCCGACCGTGGCCGAACTGACCACCGGCGTGCTCGACATGTCGATGTGGCTTACCGCTGACGGCTTCTCCGCCACGCACGGGCAGAACATGATCGACGATGACCGCGAAGGCAGCGCCGAGGTCGGTCAGATCCCCGGGCAGGAGACGTGGACGGACACGACGCTGCGTGTCATCGACAACATCAACCGCGTCGACGCGGACGGCAAAGCGGTGGGAAACGAGCTCGTCGAGACGCTCACGCGTGGCACGACCGGCTATTTCGTGCGCCGCCGAGGACTGCCGTCCGCCGAACCGTTCGCCGCCGGGCAGAAGGTGTCGGTGCTGCCGGTCACGATCGGCATCAAGACCCCGGTCGCCCACGCCGTCAACCAGCGTCAGCTCTCCCAGATCACCTTCTCCGTGAGTCCGGGCGCCCAGGACGAGACCGCGGTCGTGGCCGCCGGCACCGCCGGCAAGTGACCGGTGCCAACCGATAATCGATCAGCGGCCCGCCGCCCATGATACGGCGGCGGGCCTCCCATACAGGAGACGATCATATGCTGCCATCCATCAAACGACCGACCGCGCAGGTGGACGTGGTCACCGACCTCGACGCGCTCGACCGGTCACGCGTGCTCGCCAAACGACTCGAGACCCTCGAATCCGCATCGGCCGCGGGCATGACCGAAAGCGAACTGTCGGCGCGCGCCGACGAGGCGAAGAAGCTGCGAAGCGAACTCAAGGACATCATGAGGACGGTGAACGACGGCACGCTCGTCATCGACCTGCAGGGCCTGAACGCCAGCTCGTGGGAGCAGGTCATCGCCGAACACACCACGACCGACCCGAAGAGCGGCGAGCCGGCACAGGATACGTTCGGCGTCATCCGCGACGCCATGACCCGCATGGCGACCGGCGCGCACATGAAGCCCACGCCGGATGAACCCATCGCGTTCTCCGACACGGAATTGGCCGGCCTGCTCGGGCAGATGCCCGACTCGCAGCTGCTGACCATGCTCCCCGTCATCCAACGGCTCAACACTCCGGCGGTCTCCCTCCCAAAAGCGTAATCCTCGAGCGGCTCGCCGACCGCATCGCCGCCGACCCGATGCTGCTGGCGGCATTGCGCACCGCACGCACGCTCGGCGTCAGCTACAAGCAGTTCCGCGGATGGACGCCGAGCATGGGCGACGAGATCGAATGGGACGAGTGCGAGCAGACGTGGATGCTCGCCCTCGAGAGATACGAGCAGACGCACGTGTGCCCGTTGTGCGGCATGGATCCAGCCATCTGCCACGACGAAACCCGATTCAGACAAATGTTCGACGGCGCCGACGTGTACGTGTGCTTCGCGTCGCAGGCACGTGAGTTCGCCATGCAGCAGTACGTGAAAAGCGGCGTCGTCGAAGCGCCGCACTCACAGACCACACGATTGCGCCCACGACGATAGATAGAAGGAGCTGATGATGGCCGTTAACGAGAACATCATGGTCCGCCTGACCGCGAACATCTCCGACTACTCGGCGAAGATGCAGGCCGCCAGCGCGCAGACCGAAAAGCTCGCCACGACCATCGTCAAACCGACGAACCGTGTGCGGCAGTTCGAGACGGCGGCCACGAAGACAGGCATGGCCGTCGGCGCCATGTCGCTCGCGTTCGGCGTCGCCGGCGTGAAGATGTTCGCGGACTTCGACGAGGCGATGAGCGAGGTCAAGGCCAACACCGGCGCGACCGGCGACGAACTCGACGCGCTCAAGAACGCGGCGCTCGACGCGGGCAAGAGCACCGTCTACAACGCCACGCAATCCGCGCAGGCCATCAACGAGCTGGCCAAGGCGGGCATGAGCACCGCTGATGTGCTCTCAGGCGGCCTGTCCGGCGCGTTGAACCTCGCCGCGTCCGACGGCATGGAGGTCGCCGATGCCGCGGAGCTCATGAGCTCCACACTCGCGCAGTTCAATCTCACGGGCTCGGACGCGGGCAGGGTCGCCGACGCGTTGGCGGCCGGCGCGGCGGCCGCACAGGGTTCCGCGGCGGATCTCGGCTACGCATTGTCGCAGGCTGGTCTGGTCGCCAACAGTTTCGGCATCTCGATGGAGGAGACGACCGGTGCGCTCGCACTGTTCGCGAACACGGGCATGATCGGTTCGGATGCCGGCACGAGCCTCAAGTCCATGCTGCAGCGTTTGGCGAATCCGTCGAAGGAAGCCGCCGCCACATTGGAGGAGCTTGGCATCAACGCGTATGACGCCTCCGGTGAATTCGTCGGCCTCGAATCGTTGGCCGGCCAGCTCAAGAGCCAGATGGGCGGCCTGACGCAGGAGCAGCGCAACGCCGCCATGGCGACGATCTTCGGCGCTGACGCGGTGCGCGCCGCGAACGCCCTCTACGAGGCGGGTGCGGATGGTGTCGCCGAGTGGACGCAGACCGTCTCCCAGTCGGGTGTGGCGGCCGAGATGGCGGCCGCGAAGACCGACAACCTCAAAGGCGACATGGAGCAGCTCTCCGGCGCCCTTGAGACGGCGCTCATCAAGACGGGCAGTGGTGCGAACGGCGCGTTGCGCGACATCGTGCAGTCCATCACCGGCGTCGTCGACGCGTTCGCGAGCCTCGACCCCAGCATCCAACAGTGGGTCGTCAAAGGCGGCCTGCTCATCGGCGTGTTCGCCGGCCTACACAAGGGCCTCGGCGATTTGAAGAACTCCACCAGCGGGTTCGGTCAGGCGATGGGACTGGTATGGGACCCGGTGCAGAGGCTACAGTCGGCGCTGCCGCAGTTCAATGCAGGCTTCTCGGATCTGGCGAAGTCTTTTGTGACGAACGCGCGCGGCGCCGAGCTCATGTCCAATGGCATGACTCGCGCCCAGACAGCGACAAGCGGTCTAGGCAACATCTCCAAGGGCGTATGGAGCCTGCTCGGCGGCGGCTGGGGCATAGCACTGGGCATCGCCGGCACGTTGCTCGCCGGCTACGCCGAAAAGGTCCAGAAGGCCAAGGCGCGCACACAGGAGCTCGAGGCGGCCATCGAATCGGGCGCGAACGTGTCCGAGAAAATGGTCAAGCAGATACAGGAAGTCGACTACGGATGGTACGACCGGTGGAAGAGCGGCGTCGACAACCTCTCCGGAGCGCTCGACAAGGCCGGCATCAGCATGAGCGAATTCGTGCGCGCCGCGCAAGGCGACCAGGGTGCGCTCGACAAGATCAACGGCGTCATCGACAAATGGTCGAAATACGACTCCGACACCAAGGAATTCCACCTCGCACGCTTGCTCAAAAGCGACCTCAACGACCTGTCCGGCGCCTACGAGGACGCCAGCGAGAAAGCCGACGCCGCCAAGAAAGCCAACGAGGAACTCGCCGCATCCGCCGACCAGACCGGCGACGCCGCCAAGGACGCCGCAGACGGCACCGACGAACTCACCGGCGCCATGGACGAATCCCAAAGCGCAGCCGAGGAATACGCCGACGCCCTCGACGACCTCATCGACGCGCTCTTCTCCATGGAAACCCCCACGCTCAACGCCGCACAGGCGCAGGTCCAGCTCGACGAAAGCATCAGAGAAACCGTCGACAAGCTCACCAAACAAGGCAAGGTGCTCGACGAAAACGGCAACTACCTCGCCGGCATGCAGGAAAAAGGCGAAGAAGCGAAATCCGCACTCTACGACCTCGCCGGTCAGGCACAGAACACCGCGACGAAGATCCTCGAGGAAGGCCAAGCCACCGGCGACATGGAAGGCGCCACCAAACGCGCCGGAGACGCCCTCGCCGGCGCCCGCGACGCCTTCATCGACGCCGCAGTCGCCGCCGGCATCAACCGCGACAAAGCCGCCGAACTCGCCGACAAATTCGGCCTGAGCCGAGACAAGGCCGAGGAACTCAAACAAGGCCTCGAACAACTCGACCAGACCAACGCGGACCCCACCGTCGACGCCGACACCACCGAAGCCAACCAGAAGATCGACGACACCAAACTGCGCCTGCAATCCATGCCCAACGGCCAATTCATGGTCTACGGCAACAACAAGCAAGCCATGCAGGCACTCGCCGAAATCACCGGCGCGACGATCGACCCGAAAACCGGCACGCTCATGCTCAACAAGGACCAGTACGACATCGCGCTCGCGATCGCCAACGGCGCGACGATCGACCCGAAAACCGGCTTCCTATTGGGCAATGACAATGACTACTGGAAGCATGTGGCCGAATCGAACGGCTGGAAGATCGATCCGAAAACCGGATACATCTACGGCAACAACGGACAGGCGATGAAGTCCGTGAAGCAAGTGCAGCAGCAGAAGATCAACGACAAGAGCTTCGCCATCACCGCAACCGGCGCGGCCGCGGTCGAACAGCAGATCGGCCGCATCCAGCAGATGCGGATCGGCGACAAATCCTTCACCGTCAAGACCTACTACACGTCTCAAGGTGAGAAGGTGCATGGCGGTACGATTCCCAAGGCGTCGGGCGGTATGGTGTTCGGTCCTGGAACCGGCACGTCCGATAGCATTCCTGCCCGCCTGTCGAACGGCGAGTTCGTGGTGAGGGCCGCTCAGGCACGTCGTTTTCGTGGCCTGCTCGAGTCCATCAACAACGGTTCGTATGGCGATTCGCAAGGCTATGCGCATGGCGGCATGGTCGCGGCTCAGGCGTCTCCCGCCGAACCGTATGTGCGTGAGGTTCGTGACCGTGCGGTGGCTCCCCAGTATTCGCAGTACAACACGTTCAACATGCGCGGTGCCGCGTCTCCGCGCACCCAGTCGGACATCATCGCCGCAAAACTTCGTTTCGTCGGCTCGAGCATGATGGGAGCGTAAACGTATGAGCGTTGTGATGCTGTACGGCGACGGGTTGGCCGAACCGGTTACGTTGGATGGTTCGCCGGATGCCGGTGTCGGTATTCTGCGTGGACTCGAGGGTTGGCTCGGCACTCCGGGTTCGAAGGTCGATCTGACCGAACGACGGGAGGGTGACGGTGCGCATGACGTGGCCGAGTCGGAACTGTTGTATTCGGCGCGCACCGTCACCATCCAATACCGTCTGCTCGCCCAATCGTGGGACGGTCGCGAGCGGATGCTCGCCATGCAGGACGCGTTGCGTGCGCTGCTTGGCCGTGAGGTGACTGTCCGTGTCATCGACGGGGACCGTGACCATATGTGCCGCGGCTACGTGGATTCGATTGACGTGGCCGAAACCGCGCAGAATGTGAACTGGCAGACGATGACCGGTCAGGTGGTGGTCGTCTGTCCGCGTCCGCAGATCCTCTCATGGGATGCGCACCTGCTGCAGTTGACGTGCAACGAGCAGGGGGTGGCCGGAGTCGGTCTGTGTTATGGGCCGCGACTCGCGACGTATTGGGAGGGCGAACCGAACAACAGCGTGAGCGTGCTCGTGACGGACACGAACGCCGGCACGAGCGGATTGCATTATCCGCTCTCGTATTTCGAGTTCACCGAGACGGACAACATGACCGCCGGCGTGCTGCACAATACGGGCAGTGCTCCCGCGTTCCCGCAGTTCCTCGTGCATGGTCCGCTCGAGCACGGTATCAAACTGTCATTCCCCGGAACCGGTCTCACGTTGGAATACGGGGAACCTGTCGGGGATGTTCCTGTCCTGTTGGATGCGCGTACCCGACGGGCGAGTATCGATGGGGCTGACTGTTCCGCCGGTTTGAGGAGCCGTGGGTTCCCGACCGTACCGCCGCACGGTGATTTGCGTGTGGAGTTGATGACGATGGGCAGGGGGTACGTCGATTGTTCGGCGCACGACACCTACATGTAAGGAGATAACTCATGGGTGCATTGGGAGTTGCTGCGACTCGTGATGGTGCGGGGTTGACGCCGATGGAGCATCGGCATATCATCGCCGCCGAATACGAGTGCGATGGCATCATCGACGGGTTGGATGTGCGTGGGCGTGCCGACCTGACGTATCAGGTCACGGAGGGTGTGGCGTTGTGTCAGCGCAGTACAGCGGATGGTATGACGCTCGCGTACTGGCCGGGAGGTCAGTCGCCGGTCGTTTCGGCGAACACGTCATCGAATCCGCGTATCGACTGCGTGTGGATCCGGTCGAACAATGAGATCGAGTATCATGCGGAGGACGACCTGTATGATCACGGCAACGCGGTCGAGATAGGCGTGACGCAAGGTGAGCCTGCCTCGAATCCGGTCGCGCCGTCGTTGCCGCCTAATTCGACGCTGGTGCGTCGGGTCAGGGTGCCTGCCGGTGCGGCGAGCACGCAGAACGTGACAGTTGATGGGTCGGTGGACTATGCGGTGTCCAAGTATACGAATGGTCGGACGATCGGGTTCACGCGTTTGAGCAATGATTTCACGTTCAATTCGACGAATTGGACGTCGTACTGCCGTACGCAGATCATGATTCCCGTTGACCGTATGCTCAGGTTCGAGCTTACGTGCAATCCGGCATGCGACCCGCCGGGTGGCGCGTTGGATTTCAAGAAGTACTGCGAGCTGATGGTCGGGTTCCGTATCGACGGACGCCAGTACGGGATGAATCATTACATCACGTGCTATGGGGCGTGGGATGACAAGTATGTGACCGACCGTGCCGAATGCGTTCGTGGCACTCATGACGTGGATGTGATCGTCAAGAAAGGCAACGGTAACGCTGGAGTGAAGTTCCATGGCGGCGTGCTGCCGGGCTTCGTGCTGCGTGTGACCGATCAGGGTCCTGTCCGCTAAGGAGGTGGGCGTATGCCGTGGCGTCATTACCTGTATCAGGCGATGAGCGGCGAGCTGGGTGCTCCCATCGACCTGCCTGCGTTCAGTTGGAAGGTGGGCGTGTCCGATTCGTCGCTCGCCACGTGCAAGGACAAAGACGCCGGCGACTATGAGTCTGATGGGCTCACGGTGCCGTGGACTGAGATTCCAGGCGCCGACTATGCGCGGAAACGGCTGAACGTAGCGACGGGTCGGCGTGGTGTCGTGTCCCTGTGGAGGGATGTGACGATGCCGCCGGCGATGCTCGGACGTCCCATCGTCGGCGGCGTCATCGGCGTGCGTAACGACACGGCGCAGGATACGAGTTTCGCGGTGCAGTCTCCATTGTCCGTGCTCGAGTCGCGCTATCTGGTGCGTGAGGGCAGGTATGCGGCGGGTCCGAACCACACATCGCCGGACGTGATACGGTTCGACGGAATGTCGTATCGTGGCATCGCGTCCGAGATAGGCTACTTGTGCACGCAGGCGAAGCCGGGTGGCTACATGCCTGTTGACTGGTCGTATCGTGGGGAGCGTGGTTCACGCGCCCGCGCGTATGAGGCGTGGGATATTCAGAATCTGTCGTGCCGGAAGCTGTTCGATAACCTGTCGAACGTGTTGGAGGGGCCGGATATGCAGTTCCGTCCGTATCTGACTGATGACGGCACGCATGTGCGCTACCGGTTTGTCGCCGGTTCGGACGCCGAACAGTATCTGGGACAGCATGTCATCCATCAGCTCGCCTATCATCCGGCTGGCGGCACGATAGGCGAGCTGACGGTGGATCATCTCGCTCCCGTGATGCGCGTGTATTCGTCGGGGACTGGGCAGGACAAGGCGCAGAAGTGCGCGTTCGCGCAGGACCTGTCTTTGGTGGAACGATCGAATGATCCGTGGCCGCTCGTGGAGATGACGTATTCGGATTCGGATACGGACACGTATGATGTGCTGCTTGCGCATGCGCGCAGCGTACTGAAGGCGAACGGTCGTCCGCTCATGCAGATTAAGGGTGTCGTGCACGCGGATGACGCCGATGATATGGGCAATCCGCTGCTGCCGTTGGGGTCGTATTGGCCGGGTGAGCTGTTCGACCTGCATATTTCGGGGTATGCGCCGTTGCCGGATGGGACGTATCGGACTCGACTCATGGAGATGAGCGGTGACGAGTCCGACCGTGTGGAGCTTGTGTTCGATGTGATGGAGGATCCCTCCGTCTGAGTGTTTTGGAGGTTTCGTATGGCTCAGCATCCGATCATCAGCCCTAAGGCGGAGGATGTGCCGCTACTGCTCGCGATGCGTGCGATGCGCACGGCGAAATCGTTGCAGACGCGTCGTTCGGGTACCGCGTATTATGCGGATGCGGACGGTAAGGGCATTCTTGTCGGCGAGGACGCCGAGGCGGGCATCAACCGGTATGATCCGGAGACGGGTGAGCAAGCGCCGCTGTTCGAAGGTATCAGTCAGGAGGAGCTGGATGCTCGGGGTGATGCGATCCTCGAGGCGGCCAAGGCTGATACGGCAACGCAGATCACTATCGTCAACACGACGATAAACGAGGCCAAGCATGATATCGCGGAGAATAAGGATGCTGCCAGTGCGGCTCAGGCGCTCGCGCAGAAGGCGAAGGACAAGGCGGACTCAAACGCGTCTGCGATCGAGGACGCAGGAAGGGAGTTCGACCGGTACAAGACCGCTGCCGATAAGGCGCAGCAGGATTTGGACGACAAGCTCGCCAATCAGGGTACTGTGCTCAACGGCGTGAAGTCGGATGTGGCTCAGGCGAAACAGGATATTCTGGCTCAGTCGTCGCAGATAACGACCATCGGCAATAAGTCGGATACGGCGCAGAACATGGCCGGCTCCGCGATTTCGACGGCGAACAGTGCCATGTCTCAGGCGTCTCAGGCGATTTCGACAGCGAACACGGCCGCGGCGAATGCTGCCGACGCGAAGCGTAACACGGTCACGAATGTGACGGTGGAATACGCGGTCTCCTCTTCCAATACCACGGCTCCTGAGACCGGGTGGAGCACGAGCACTCCTACGGTTGCCGATGGCGCGTATGTGTGGATGCGAACCATCATCGGCAAGGGAAACAACACTACGGTGACAAGCGACCCTACCGTTGTCACCGGCAACACTGGTGCGGCCGGCGCGCAAGGGCCGGCAGGTGCGGCCGGAGCTACGGGCGCGCAAGGCCCGAAGGGAGATAAGGGAGACAAGGGCGACACCGGCGCGCAGGGGCCGAAAGGAGATAAGGGAGATACCGGAGCAACGGGAGCAGCCGGCATCTCGATCACTGCCGTCACTATCTACTTCGCACTGTCGCTGAGCAAACCGGACAAGCCGACCACTCAGACACCGGTATCGCCTTGGGGAACGGCGGAACCGGCATATGACCGTGACAAGCAGCTGTATACCACGTATCGCGTTGACTATTCCAATGGGACCTTCTCGTGGACTGACGTGCAGATTGATTCCGCCTATAAGGCGTCTCAGGCGGCTGAGACTTCGGCTCGTGACGCGGTGCGGACCGCGGCGAATGCTGCGACGATGGCGAACACGGCGAAGACTGCTGCTGACGAGGCCAAGAGCACGTCGGCCACGGCGAAAAGCACTGCCGATAATGCGCAGTCGGTGGCGACTCAGGCATCCGCTACTGCGGTGGCGGCGGATCAGGCCGCTACGAGCGCTCAGGCTGCTGTGGATGCGGCGCGGCAGAATGCGCAGGAGCTGCTGGTGAATCCAGGGTTCGAGGATGGTGCGACGGGGTGGACGACGGATGTGGAGGGTGCCGCGTGGTTGCAGTGGTCGGCGTGGTCTCGTTCGGGGTCGTGTCGTGCGTATCTGAACGGGTCCCGTGGTACGGCGATGCTGGCGAGCACGAATCCTGTGCAGGTGACGACGGGGCGGTACTACCGGTTCGCCGCGTGGTACAAGCTGTTGACCGCGGTCAGCGGTGCTGATAGTGGCGGCTTGCGGTTGCAGTGGTCGAACGCGGACGACCCGGCTGATGCGAACTGGCAGGAGTTCACTGCTGCCGTGACTGATATGGTGTTCACGGGTGATACGTGGACGTGTGCGGAGCAGATCGTGCTCGTGCCGGGAGGGGTGAAGTGGATTCGCGCGTGCATCCAGTTCGCGAGTCCGGTAGACGCGTACTTCGATGACTGCTCGCTGATCGACTACACACATATCCGTGAGCTGGAACTGGCCGCGAGCAAGGCTCAGAAGACAGCTGAGGCTGCTGCCGTGGCCGCTGCGAACGCCGACGCGAAGGCGGTCGCAGCCGATCAGAAGGCCATCGACGCGGCTGATTCTGCGAGCCTCGCGTTCACGACCGCCGACTCGAAGAACCGAATCTTCTTCCAGAAGACCGACCCGGCTTCGAGCGCTGATATCAAAGCGAAGCTCAAGCCCGGTGACATGTGGCTGCAACCATCCGACAAGCTCAAAACGTATTGGGAGGGCGAGCCGAACAAGTCCGTATCGGTGCTCGTGGACCATTCGGATGAGATCGGTCACACGTGGATTTGGAACGGGGACGGGTGGAGCGCGTACATCCTGTACGCGGAGCATATCATCGCCTCCGGTTCGATCGTCGCCAGCCTGATCGCCGCGAACGCGATCACCGCGGAAAAGATCGCTGCAGGTGCGGTCACCGCCGACGCGATCGCCGCCACAGCCCTGTACGGCAAGATCGTGAAGGGCGGCACGTTCATCTCGCAGAACGAGAGAATCGTGCTGAACGACGAAGGACTCGTACTGAAGGATGCTGGCGGGAACGCGACGGTGACGATGCTGTCCTCGGACGGCAGCGTGACATTGCGTGACGCCTATATCGTGGATGGTGCGTTGCACGCGCCGGTGATCGATGCTGGCGAGTTCAAGGCCGGTCTGATCGAGGGTTCGAACATCGTCATCAAGGACAGTGGCGGCTCTACGCTCATGCAGTGGAATTCGTCCGGCATGAACCTCATGGACTCGCTCACATTCGCCAAGAAGAACGGCGAATGGGTGCTCTCGTTGAAGGGCGCATTGCAGTCGGGCGGCGACATCAGCGGTGCGACGATCACGGCTCCCACGTTGCAGACGAGCGCGGAGGAGAAGAAGGGACTCAAGCTCACCTCAGGTGGTCTGGTCGCCTATGACACCGACGGCAACGTTTCGTTCACGCTCGACAACGATGGCAACATCCTCATGGACGGTGGTCTGTCGAGCAATCTGGAGATCAGGGCGGCGAAGGTCACGGGCGGGCAGGTGCTCGGTTCGAACTTCTACACGTCGGAGGATGCGGATAACCGTGTCGCCATCGATTCGCGCGGGGTCACGGTGACTCGCGGCGGCGAGACGGTCATCAGTTTCCTGACGGACGGGCCTATCGATACTGGCGTGTCCGGTCTGGTGGTCGAGGAGCGGCTGGATACGGCGCTCATGGATATCGGCGGTCGTATCGACGCGACGAACGAGGCGCTGAACGCCGAGGTCGAGGCGCGCCGACAGTACATGAGCTTCGACCCGTCGAACGGGCTGACCATAGGCGACATGACGGACGAGGCCGCGTACCGGATGCAGCTGACCAGCACCCGATTGGAGTTCAAGGCGGGTGAGACGACGGCGGCCTACGTGAGCAACGAGCAGCTGTACATCAACAACGCGCAGGTCATGAACACACTCAGGATCGGTAATTTCGCGTGGATGCCGCGTGAGAACGGGCACATGTCGTTGCAGTATGTCGGAAACGGAGGTGCGTGATGCCTACAGGGCCGGTACAGGGTAATTGGCGTTGCGAGATGTATGCGGCGGTCACGTCGCAGAACAACTCGAGCGTGACCATTTCGTGCACGGCGGCGATCCAGACCGTGAACGGCTACTGGTACAGCGGTTTGACGGTACGTGGCAGCGCGGGCGTGAACGGGCAGTGGGCGAACGTTGACCGTTCCGGGGTGAGCGTGAATTCCGGGCAGACCGTGAACATGGCCACGAAGACGCTCACCGTAGCGAAGACGAAAGGCGTGCAGACGATCCAGTGCGGCGGTGAGATTCGCGTCACCGGCTATGCGGCGGGCGTGTCCGGCGCGACCATGACCGTCTCGGTGCCCGCGCTGCCGTCTCATCGTGTCACGTATGACGCGAACGGCGGCAGCGGCGCTCCCGGGGCGCAGACGAAATGGTACGGCGAGGTGCTCACGCTGAGCGGGACGCGTCCCACGAGGGCGAACTACACGTTCCGGGGATGGTCCACCGTGCGCAACGGTGCGGTGAACTATCAGCCGGCAGGCCGCTACGGGGCCGACAGGGACGTGACCCTGTACGCGGTGTGGGCGCTGGCCACCAGACCGCCGGATATCCGTTCGTTCTCGGCGCTGCGTGTGGACGCGGACGGCAACCCGGACTCGTCGGGCACGTCGGTGCGGTTCACGGCGGACTGGAACGTGGACGCGTCCGCGGATGCGTCGAATTCGTGCAGGACGCTCGGATTCGCGTACAAGGACGCGTCGGGCGCATGGTCGGAGTTTGAGGCGTCGGCCACGTCCGGCAGCGGGACGAACACGACGACGGCCACGTTCGACGGGTTCGACATCGACCGCTCGTATCAGCTGCGTTGCACGCTGACCGACAAGTACGCGACCGTCACCCGGTACACGACCATCGGCCCGGCACGGTTCATCATGGACGTGTCCGCGGACGGCGAGGGTATCGGCATCGGCGCTCCCGCACCCGCGAACGGGGTGAACATCTATGGCACGCCGGTCAGGATCAACGGGTGCCGCATGCCGCGCATGTTCCAGGGCAGCACCGTCATCACGCCGTCCGCGCCGGCGATGCGCCACACGTTGTTCACCGAGACGCAATGGGCGTCCATCACCGGCATCGACATCGACGAGGGGCATCCGACCGTGTTCGTGTCGAACGGCGACGTCAACGCGCAGAACGTGGTGTTGACGGGCGCCGGGTACGCGTCGAGCACACGGCAATGGTACGTGTGGTGCGCCTCGGCCGTGTCCGGCATGTTCCGCGTCAACTACGTCATATTCATTTAAGGCAAGGAGGAAGCGATGATCGAGGTACCCGCTCAGGAGCTGATCGCAGTGCTGCGTGAGCAGAACGCGCAGCTTGCGTATCAGAATGCGGTGCTCACCGCGCAGATACGCGTCTTGCAGACACGACAGGGAGAGGAGGATGGTCATGCGTGAATCACGGAATCTGTGCGTCAATCCGAAACCGGCCAACAACACGGCCAACACGTGGATAGGGAACAAGTGCGACATCACGCTGGGCGATGGAATGCTCGTCACCACGCCTGATGCGACGGACGGCATGGCGAATCAGATCGGCAACATCTATGCGAGCTGGCAGTCCGATACGTTGCCTGCCGGCGACTATGTGGCTGGCGTGATGCTCAACTCGTATTCAGGTGCTGGCGACATGCCCACCTTCCAAAACCGTATCCTGCTCGTCACGGGCGCGGACGGGTCGGTGCTCGCCACCGCCGCATACACGGGGCGCGACCGAACCCGATACGCGGCACGTTTCATTCTGCCTACTGCACAGCAGGTCACGATGCGCCTCTACGCGCCAATGGCCGACGGACAGAAGGCGCGCTACCGGCAGGTGCTGCTCATGACCGCCGGCGACTACGACGCCATGATCAAGCAGTGCATCGCATGGTTCGATGGCGACGCTGCTATCACGGGGGGGGTACCTCCTCTTAGCTCTGCGCCCGCATTCCGCTGTGCATGTCCTCGTCTGGGGGTGTGCACATGAGCGTGGAGATCAGGAATCTGTGCGCGACGCCGTACGGCGAGAAGCTTGCGACCTATACGTGGAATGTGGAGAAGACGCAGGATACGGATATGGGCAAATGGTCGTACCGGACACCACCGGGCGGCCACTTCGAGGGAACGTTCAAGTTCGACATGGGCTATTCGCCAAGCAAGGTGGGGGATGTACTCGTCTGCGTCTACTCATGCGACGCGCCGGACAAGCTATGCTTACCGCGCAACGCCACCACTCAACGCATATCGAGTACGGACACGACCGAGGGAGCGGCGCTCACGGATCGAATGGGATGGGTCGCCGGCCGTATCTCGGTAGCGGCCGGCGCGCACGAGCTGTGGATATTCCGCGAATGTGGATGGGTCACATTGGAGGGTTGCGCCGTATTCGGCGAGCAGGACTGGGCGACGGTCAAACAACTGCTCGAAAACGGTGTCCTGACGATGCCGTGGTTCGCGCCGCCCAAGGACGCGCAAAGCGGGCCGCCAGTCCTAATCCCGTAACCGCCCTCTCTGCATGGGTGGTGGCGGCATGATTCGCAAAAACTGGTTTTTGAACGCTGCCTGCAAGGGCAATGGGGCGAAGCCCAACAGTGTGATCGACGTCGCCGACAATAGCCTCGTATGGGGATGGGCCGGACGTACCGGCTGGTGCGCCACCTCGAAGCCGGGCAGCAGCGGATCATACGTCGAATGGATATTGGACGTATCCGAGTGCGCCGGCAAACCAATGGTGTTCGCGTGCGAACTGGGATATGTCGGCTCCGACACGTCACGCGGTGAGGTTGTGCAGATCATCGGAACGGACGGGATATCGCTCGCGGTGCTGCCGCCCGGACGTCCAGCACAGCGCGCGCAACTGTTCCGGTTCACCGCACCGGCCGATGGCGTGCTGCGCATCCGCTTCCGCGGCCCGCGCGGTGACAGCGAACCCGCACAGCTCGCCGTGTACAACCCGCAACTCGAACTGGCCGATACCTACGACAATCGCGGGACCACTCCCGCCTATTTCAACGGAGACACCTACGCCTAAGAGAAGGATTGGACGATGACGCTCACCGCAGGGGACTGGGTCACGATAGTCAGCTGTGTGCTCGGGTCGGGTACGATCACCGTCATCGTCCAGCATGTGCTCGACTGGGTGCAGGCCACGTGCAAACGCGAGGAGACCCTCGAGGTCAAGGCGCGCAACTGCATCTCGAGGCACAGCGCCCTGTCGATGCTCAAAACTGTGCACCGTGACTCCGTGGCACGCGGATGGGTGCCACTCGACGACCTCGAGGAGGCGCAGGAGATCTACGACTCCTACCACACCCTTGGAGGCAACGGCGCGGGATCGCGCATCATCGCCGACCTACAGCGCATGAAAAACTACCCACCCACTCATTAATCAGACACAACCCATGGGGCCGTGGCAATCCCGCCGCGACCCCTTTCCATATCAGAAAGGAAAACACCCATGAAGAACTGGGATACGCTCGAGGCCGACCTCGACCTCATTCTCGACAGGCACTTCACCGGAGGGCGCGACGGCTGCAAGATCGACAAGGTCATCCTGCATCACAACGGCGGTAATTTGTCCGGTGAGGGCTGTTACAGGGTGTGGCAGACGCGCGAGGCGTCCGCTCATTATCAGGTCGACGCGAACGGCGTCATCACGCAGATCGTCTGGGACGGTGACACCGCATGGCATGCCGGCAATTATCAGGCCAACTGCACGTCCATCGGCATCGAGCATGCCGACATCTCGACGAACCCGTGGAAGATCAGCGACGCCACCCTCGACAACGGCGCGCACCTGACCGCGGCCGTCTGCAAATACTATGGCCTTGGCCGCCCGCAGTACGGCAAGAACGTGTTCTTCCACAAGGACTTCTCCGCGACCGAATGCCCCGCGTCGATCGCCGGGTCCCAGCGCGACGCCTACATGCACCGCGCCCAGGAATGGTACGACAAGATGACCGGGAGCAAGCCGTCCGCAACGGCAAAGCCCGCGGCCAAGCCGTCCGCGCCGGCGAAGAAGAGCGTCGAGACCGTCGCGCGCGAGGTCATCGCCGGCCAGTGGGGCAACGGCGACGACCGCATGAATCGCCTGCGCGCGGCCGGATATGACGCGCAGGCCGTGCAGAACCGCGTCAACGCGCTTCTGGGCGTCTCCACGCCAAGCGCCAACGTGGATCTCAATGCGCTGGCGGACGCGGTCATCCGTGGCGACTACGGCAACGGCGCGGAACGCCAGCGCCGCCTAGGAGCCAACTATGCGGCCGTACAGGCCATCGTCAACCGCAAGATGGGATGGTAAAACATGATCGACGAACATCTGACCGATGACGACCTCGACCGCATGCACGACGACGCGGACCAGCCACTGCCGGACAGCGTGCCAGTCCGTGAGCCGTCGGCCAGCCCAATGCGCGTATGGATGCGCGCTGCATTCATCCGCGCGGCGAAGACTGCGGCGCAGGCCGCGATCGGCGTGCTGGGCACGGGTGTGATCGGGCTCATGCAGGCCGACTGGGCCAATGTCCTGTCTATCTCTCTCATGGGCGGTGTGCTCAGCCTCCTGACGAGCATCGCCGGCATCCCCGAAGCAGACGACGGCTCCAGCCTGGCCGCGATCGCCGACCGTATGGAATAACCGCCAACCATGTCCCGCTCCGCTGCCTCGTTTGGCAGGGGAGCGGGACTTTTTCTGTTTCCTGCGGTACGAGTAGAATGGAACAAACACATGGATGGTCACATCGTGAGATGGGACAAAACAGTGGACAGAAATCGTCGGGCACACCGACAGCGTATGAATCGCAACGGTTCCAGAGCGTCGTGTTCAAATCCTGTCAGCCCGAC